AAAGAAAGAGTTAGCCGATTATCACGAGTCGCAACGTCAGATCATGCGGCGTGAGTATCACCTCACAGAAAAGCAGATTAACGAGCTAGCCGAATGGATGGAGAAAGATGGCGACGGCAATATGTACAAGTCGTACGAAGCAGCCTATCGCTATCGGCAAGCTTTGTCCCAGCCGACTCTGCCAACGGGCACCGTGCCACCCCAACGCCAAAGTGCTTTCAGCCGTCAAACCATCGGGAGCGAACCGTGGCGAGAGGCATTCAAACGAGGAAGTGATCCGAAACATGCTTTACGCCAGAGCAGAGACGGCGCCCGCGAATGGGCAAAAGAGATGTGGCAGAAGTCTGATCAAGAGTTCCTCGAATCCCGTAGATAAGACCCCAAAAATTATGGACGTGTTCCTTGTTGGTTTACTTCTGATTTTCCGATCTTTCAAAACTTCTCTTGGCGATTTAACGCTCCTGCTGCTTCAACAGTTAGGAGCGATTTTGTTTTTAGGGCCACAGGCTCTTGGTACAGGTATTGAGCCTAGCGGCGCTCTTGGTGGCAACGAACTATCGTATGTCACCCGGCGTTCGTATCTCGGCTATGCCTATGCCCAGATCTGGAACACGTCACCAACCTTAGTTGGCTTGTTGTCGGCTGCGACCCGCGAACCGGGCGGGCTGGATAACATGATGATCAATGTCCAGTACCAAGCGGGCACGGTCCCGACTTACACGACCTTTACCGGAAACTTCCCCGCGCCTCAACGCTTACAGATGGTTCAGCCGGCAGCATATCCTTACGCCTTAACGGTCTGCCCGATTCCGGTCTATTTCGCGGAACAACTGATTCAGGACGATCAGAAGATCCAAGACATCATCGATTTGAGGATGACCGATTGCGGTAACTCGACTCGTGACCTTTGGGCCAATTCGCTCTGGAGCACACCTGGATCGCTTCCGGCTAACGCGATTCTGCCGATCTCGAACTTGATTGATGATGGCACGAATTTCTCTACTCTCGGAACAATCACCCGTAGCGGAAACGTGTGGTGGCAGTCAAAGCGCTACAATGTCAACTCTTCCATTACTCGTCTTCTCACCCTGCTTTACATCGTTGGCGTCATTAAGCAGCAGGGTGAAAAGCCGGACTTCGGAGTTACTGGCCCTTCAACTTGGGCGCAGCTAGCTCAAGATTATATCCCGCCAGAGCGTTATACCTCCCCCGGAGTTAGTCCTACTTACATGAGCGGGTTCGACGCCATCGAAGTCTGCGGTGTGCCTATCTATCTTGATCCCTACGCCCCCGAAGGTTCGATCTGGCTGTTCAACACCAACTACATCACGGCGCGGATTCACCAGATGGCCGACTGGGAAATGATCGATTTCGTTTCGATGTTGCCGAACTTCTCGCTTAACTGGATCGCAGCGGTCGTACACGCCATGCAAATCATCCAGACCAAGCCGCGTGCGAACGGTGTGCTCTACAATATCACTGGAACGATCTCGCTTTAACCAATGGCCTATAACCAAGCCGCAGCTTTGACCCTCGTTTTCGGCAACGTCCAAGGCGGCGTTATCGGATCGAGTAGCCCTGTTGCTGCCCCCGGAAATTTCCAGACTTTCCAGATCATTAGTCCCTGGGGTCAGACACAAGCGGCTCTGGTTTGGGAAGAAGCATGGAATCAACTTTTTCGCAGTGGGCAACCGTACGGCAATATTGATGTTGGCCGACTTGGTAATTACCTGGATCTGGGAGTGGTCAATGGTCCTACGCCGACACCGTTTAATTATAGTTATAACGGAACATTTACTCTTACTTCGGCAACAATAACGTCTGTTTCAGGAATAGGCGGTACAACCGTTGCCGGATTAACGCCCGGGATGTTAGTGTTTTGTTCGGCAGCAGGACTTGTGGGTCTTTGTTATATCGTTTCGATACCGAGCGCTAACTCGATAACCTTGAACCAAACTTTTGGCGGCACAACTGGGTCGTATACTTTCTATGTAGTGCCTTGTCCTTCGTCTGGCGCAAATGACATTATCTCAACTCCATGATCCTCGAATTACTTCTTAAGCTTCTAACGCGCTTAGGCGCGATTAAATGGACGTTCGGCTTTTCTGAGGTCGGTGTCCCGGTTATCCCTGCGGCGGCTCAATGGCTGGCGAGCGTGGTTACGACTCAGACCGGTACGCTGACAAACGGTAGCCCGAACATTACTGCGTTGACGACTACGGCTGGGTTATCGGTCGGCCAATCGGTGACGATCTCAATTGCCGGTCTGCCGCAGCCCGCTTACATCACTTCGATTATCTCAGGTACATCTGTCGGCTTAAACCAGACTTTCGCGGGAACTACGGGTTCAGCAACTGTCAGCTTTTATCCCTATGATGCTAACCAGTCAGTATGGGCTGGAGCCTTCTCTGGTTTCAGTGGACCTCCTCAGTCTGCGATTGTTACAGACACACCTGACTGCCCATTCAACATCCCTGATGCTCAGGTTGTGCCAACAGGCACAACCTTTGTACCGGCACCAGGACGAGGCGTGGTTACGATGTCGACATTCACGACTACAGCCGGAGGTATCCAGTACAACATCAATGGAACCTGGACTAGTGTTTGGCTAGGAAGCACGGCAGCAGCGTCAAGTGCGTACACCATGGCTGATGGAGTCAATGTCAGGTGGAACAACCTCGGAAGTGCTGCGGTGACTTTCACATTTTACCGGGAACGATCCTCGAAATCGACTAGCATCTAAGCCATGCCTACTACGATCCCTATTCATCAGTGTTGGGTGGCCATCAAGAACACCGGGCCGGTTACCTTGCACCGGCCTTACGACAAGAAGAACTACGAGTTTCCGCGCGGAGGCAAGATCACGGTCATCTCCTACGAGGTGGCTTTGCATATCTTCGGGTTCGAACTTAGTCCGAAAGGAGTGCTTTTTCGGAACGAACGCGAGAAGTACGAAACCGGAGAAGACACTTGCTGGTATAGCGCCCGCGCGAATTTCCTACCCTGGGGCTGGTCAATTGATACCCCCGAAAACGAGAAGCCTTTCAACCCTCGGGCGCCGAAAGACAAGCAAGTGTCGAAACGCGAGATGTTCGAGCTGCTTAAAGACACGTGGGAAAATCATATCGAAGCCCGGTTGATCGCTTATCCGAAAGAATTGAGTGATGCGCAGTTTAACGAACTGCCGGCTAGCGGTCATTTGGAGCCTGTAACTACGTAACGGCATGTGGCGGCAACACTTCAATCGTACATTTTCTTTACCCAACGTCTGCTGCATGACGCGCAAGCACAGACGTGGCCCGTCTCGCCTGACCTAATCAATTACGTCAATTTAGCGCGTGATAGGGTAGCACTCGATACCGCCGCTACTCGGGTGCTACCCATTATTACTCTCAACGCGCTGCAAGAGCGCTACTCGCACGCCTATGTACAGCAAGCGGTGCTGAACCTTGCTTGGCAATTTAACGGCACGGCGCCGGCCAGTCGCGGAATCGGGTGCGTAATCGGTATCAACTGCATCCAGTCAACCGCGTATCAGCCGCCGCTGTCGCGCATGGCTTGGACTGAACTCAATGTGCGCTATCGGCAAGGTGGGCCGACTACTGCGGGAAGTTTTCCTGAAGCTTGGGCGCCCTACGCCGATAACCAAAACTTTTACATTGCCTGTGTTCCAGGTAGCACGCTCACAGCCGAAATCGATTGCCAGTTTTTGCCTAATCCGCTGGTTAATTTGACCGATAACGAAACGGCGATTGCCGATCCCTTGAGCGATCTTGTGCCGCTAATGGCTGCTCGTTGGGCGATGTATTACATGGACGAGCAAGACACCGCTTTAGTCTTCTGGACTCATTATCTGAAGGAGCGTGATGAACTCGTAGCCCAATTACCGGGCTTTGCCGGGTTCAATGTACAGACATGAGTGGAGCTCTAGCAGAGTACGCACCAGACACGATTGTTTCGCGAGAACAGGAGCCGCCTAAGAAAAGCGAGCACGCGAGCGAATGGCAAATCCCGATGATCGGCACCTCGCCGGTGACCGGGTTGCCCGGTGCGCCGGTCTGGGGCGGGATCAATAAGTTTTCTCTGGGAAGCCGGTACTCTTGTGGTGATGCCGATAGCGATGACGAATACAACTGGTTACCGATGATCGGGACCAAGGTGCAACTCCCCACCCCTGGAACAACCATCGCGACCCTAATAGCAACGCTCATTTGGCAGACTGAGATCTATTTCAATAACAACCTGTACATGTTTTGCATGTGCTCGAACGGGCACCTTTATCAGGTCACAACCTCGGGCACGATCACTGATATCTGGGCTACGGCGCAATTCAGTTTAACCGGCACGTTGAACGGTACGACTTCGGTGACCGGTATATCCAGCACCGCGAATATCTCAGTTGGGATGAGTGTTAGTGGAACTGACATTCAATCTGGAACGATCGTTACCCAGATCAATTCAGGTACCGCTATTACGATCAGTTTAGCCGCTACCGGCAGCACGACCACTTCCCTTTCGTTTTCGACCCCGCTGTTTACAACTAGCGGCACCGTTGACATTAGCGTCTGGCAAAATACCAACATCCTGATTTCTGATAGTGCGGCTCAGAACATTTACAACTGGAACGGCACCCAGCTTTTCATCGCTTTAAATGCGCAACCGGTCCAATACATCACCGTTTTCCAGCAACGGCTCTGGATGGGGTTTAACTCGACGGTCCAATGGACCAACATCAATACTTTCAATTCGCTCTCAGGCGATTCGGGCAGTTTCCTCATCACCGATGCGCAATGCTCAAACCCAATTAATTGTTTACTAGATAGTCCGTTTGGCCTTTTCTTGAGTGGCTCGAACTGGATTAAGTTCATTACCAACTTGAACGATGTCGGTTCGCCGGCAGTTCTCACTTTCCAGCAAAACACGATTGAAGGTCAGATCGGTCCTTATAGCAAGTGGAGTGTACTGGTTGTTGGCGGCAGCATGTTTTTCGGGAATACAGCAGGCTATTGGCAATTGAACGGGTCACAGCCAGCCCAGATATCGAGTCCGTTCCTGAACCAGTTTTTCGCTAATTTTGCTTATCCACAGACTACTTTGAGCGCGACCTATGGGATGATCAATTCCGTGCCGTGCGTATTTTTCCAAGCCTATTACAACGGTGATCAGAATGTCTCGGCTGGTTACCGGCTCTTTGGTTATACGCTTCAGGGCAATCAATGGTTCAGCGTGAATCAAGGCACGATTGCTTGGGTCAGCGGTGCTGTGTCGGTTGCGAACACAAACCAGAATCCCTTGATCTGGGCGTGTGACGGGACACACCTCTTTCAGATGTTCGCGGTTACGAACGTTGCCCAAAACTCGCAGTGGAACTCGAAACTGTGGACCATGGGAAGCCAACTCGATATCGACAATATCCTGAACGTTGCCCTCGAAGTGATTGCGAACGGCCCATGTACTATCACGGTTGGGATGGTCAATGAGACTAATATCGTGCAGTATACCCCTCCAGCTCAGAGTATCACGCCAGGACTTTTGATCTGGACTAATAACCTTGGGCAAGTGATCCAGTTCGTGAACAATTCTGGCGCAGCTATCAATTTCATCGGCAACGGCAACCCTACTTATTTTTTGTTCCAATCGGACGGTCTTGGCCGATGCCGGCGCTTCGGGATCAACGCAACCGTAAACGGCGCCGGATGCGTTTTAGTGAGTGTTACGGTTAGCATCCACAAAACCGAGGCCAGCAGAGGTTCCTAGTATGGCTAATCGCGCAACACCGCTGACTTTCATCGAAACCCTATCGGGCAACATTCTCGCTTCGACCTATTTCGATAACAATATCAGTCCGGCCTTTACGGCGATTAATGACGCCACTCTAGGCTGGGTCAACGGGATTGCGGTAGATTCTGGAAGTGCTAACAACTACGTTCTGACGCCTGTGTTCGGCGTCACCAGCTCGCCAAACCCTGGGATGTTAATTGCTTTTCTTCCGGCCAACACCAATACCGGGGCGAGCAATCTGACCTTTGGTACGCTCACTTCTCAATCAATCGTGGATTGGGCCGGTAACCCGGTAGTACCGGGTGCGATTCAGGCCGGTAAACTTACTCTGGTTACTTACCTTTCGGGTGCATTCCGGTTGCTTTACACGACTGTGCCGGGAGTCTTTCTTTACAATTCGGCGTTACCGTCTGGTGGCGGCGCCGTCCAGATTAATTGCGCTGGTTATAGCCAGATCGCGATCATGCTCAATGCCGCTTCCTTAGGCAACCATACCTGGACCATTACCCTTAATGGCGCAGCCTGGGGTGCGCATATTGATGTACAGATTAGAACCGCTGGCGCTGCTCAAGTATTCAAATGGGGCGGGACCGATCAGGCCGGGAACTCGTTTAACAATCTGCGTGCTTATTATCCAGTGACTTCAACCAGCGGTAACCTTGTTACCTTTCAGTTTACAAACTTAGCTACTGCCGGTGATAGCGCTCCTAATTTTTTACAGTACAACGGAGCGGTGCTCCTAGATTCAGTAGCCAGTGTTACGAATCTGCAGTTCTTTGGGATCTACAACTAATGAATCCGAGCATCAATCCGATCACGTTCCAAACGATGAAGATTGGGACGATGCAAGAGCAACAGCAGTTCTTATTTAAGCTATCGCAATTGCTTGGTCAGATTGTTTCTACGGTGAGCGGGATTCAGGCACAGGATATTCCATTGATCACACCGTTTACCTCAAACATCGGTGCGATTGGGGCAACCCGTAACATCAATTGCAAGGGCTCCTTGTTCGTGGCGATTGGGATAACGTTCTCAGGAAACCCGACGGTGACTCTGAACAATCTGCCGATTGGCGCAGTCATCTTCATGACGCTCACCAATACGGCGGGTGCAGGCCGAACTTTGACCTTGGCCGCGAACACGCCGAGTCCAGTGACAGCTTACACGGCAATTTCAGTGTCGACGCCGAGCGGAATAGTGAATCCTTTTACTGGCTGGTCCATAGGGGCGGGTGTTACGCATTACATCTTCGGGCAATCGATGGCCGGACCAATTCTTAACTTTGTAGCCGATTAAACGTTTCTAACAAAACCTTCTTCAATCTCATGCCTAGCCGGGACCAACTCTCGCAGCTCGCGAATGACCTTAAAAAACAGACGGTTCTTGTGCGCCCACGCTACGTATGGTTTCTGTGCCGAGCGCAGGAAGGCGAGCACATTCTGATAAAGTCCTTTAGCCCAAAGGGAATCGATCCAGACGACTTCGCCAGCCGGATCAAAACTGAACAAGGTCTTGAAGTAATCAATGTCAGTGTCAAAGACCCACCCCATTCTGACTGGTCTGGCGAGAAGATAACCTATCGTAACATTGGGATCTTTAACGGCAGACCCGAAGAATTGTCCAAGATCATGGACGACACTGCTCGGAACCGGACCTTTGACCGATGAAATGAATATTTTCGCGAAATCGTGTGCGATCATGAACCGGAGCCATAAATCCGTCATTTCTTCGCGACTGGTTTCTTTCTCGTTTAGTACGAATGTTTCAGGCCAATGTTTGAAGAAATGCTCAGTAACTGAACTCTTTAACCAATCGTAAGCCAATGGAGGTAACATAAAATATGGGCGGTAAAGGTGGTGGTGGCGGTAACGTCCAGACTCCTTCACTGTACACTCCGAGCGGATTTTACCAAGGCTTGTCGGAGTTAGAAGGTCTCGGCACTTACGGACAATCGCTTTTCAATCCGCTAAGCTCAATGATCAATTGGGCGTCCAGCATCGCGACTGGCGGCGCTGCTGAGGGGATCGGTTCTTACGGCGCTAATTCGCTTGTTACCGGGCCGCAGATCAATATTGGCGGCAGTCATAAGCCAGCCGATCAATGGACGACACAGTTCAATCCGCAGACCGGGCAGGTCACGCTCACCAACACAATGACGGGTGAGCAAATGATGGAAGGCGTCACTAGTCCACAGCTTCAATCTTGGTTCGCTAATCAGGGTGGTGGGCCGCAAACCCTACAGCAATGGACGCAGCAATGGCAGCAAGCGACCGGGGGCACCGGCACGAGTGGGGGAGGTGTTAGCACTGGTCCTTTCGGGCCGGGTGGACCGAATACCGGCTCTAACCCGATGCTGGCCGGAGGCGGCAACAACTGGGGTCCGCAGCTTAACGCGGCTTGGGATCAGATCGAGGGGATCGGTAACCTGGAAGCTGAGACGGGAGCTTGGACACGCGAACAGCAACTTCAGGCTGGTCAGCTTTACGGCGAAGGGCAAAAGATGCTTCGCCAAGCAACGACAGGGCTGGGAACTTACCCGTCGCAGACTGCTTGGATTAATCAGGGGGTCAGCTCTGAACAAGCCAGTTTACAGCAGCAGTTGGCTAGTGAAGGACTAGGTTCATCTACTGCGGCTGGTGTGCTCAAAGGCGAAGCCGCGCAACAAGGCGCGGCGACAGCCGGCCAATTGATCGAGGGAAATATTTCTGCTGCTCAGAATCAGATCGCTTTATCGCAAGCCTCTCAGAAGCTCGCTCTTGGCGGACAAGAATTAAGTCTAGGCGAGAACACGGCGATGGCTCAACTGTCGCTCGGGTTCCAGCAACAGATGTGGAGCCAAGCCATGCAAGGGTATGGCGCCATGGGATCACTAATGTCGACCTTGGGCAACTTGTACGGGATCGATATTCAGGGCTATTCGAATCTGCTCTCAAGCCATCTGCAAATGGCTCAACTGCAAGCGCAGGTTCAGGAAGCTGATGCTGGACTACAGGCGCAGGGCGCCGCATCGATGGGTAGCGGGCTCGGGAGCATCCTCGGATTACTTAGCGGCGGTGGCGGGGCGGGTGGTGGTGCCGGTGGTGGTGGAGGTGGCGGACTTCTAGGCGGGCTAGGCAGTTTGTTTGGCGGGATTGGCGGTACAACCGCAGGGGTGGGCGGATTAAGCGCTCTTGATTCCAGTGTGCTAGGGGGAGGTGCCGCTAGCGTGCTTGGCGGGACTGGTGGCGCAGCGGCGGCTGGAGGTGGCGGTCTTCTAGGCGGGCTCGGTAGTCTGATTGGTGGTGCTGGAAGTGGCATTGGAAGTGCCATAGGCGGGTTAGTCGGATTAATCGCAGCATTTTAAAACGTCCATGGTTAAATTCTCAGACGCATTTATCGGTAAGATCCAAGCCGCTAAAATGCGGTTTCCGGTTCGGGTGACCTACCACGAGACACTCGAATTTTTGTACTGGGCGTGTTTAGCCAGTGAAAGGTTACTCAGTGAGGCTTCAGATGAATGTCTCGCCAGAGGTGATTGCGGAAAACTCGGCCTCTATTACCTCAATCATTTGGAAGAAGAAAAAGGTGAACTACCGTTTTTGGTGAACGATTTGAAAGCAGCCGGCAGAGAAATACAACCTTTGCCTGATCCAATCGCGATAGCGATGATCGGTACTCAGTACTATTTATTGAAACATGTTCACCCGGTCTGCTTGCTTGGTTATATGGCGGTACAAGAAGCGACCCCGACCCCACTTGAAGCAGTCGAGGTGTTTGAAAAGTACTATGGTTCAGAGCAAGTAACCTTTATTCGGATGCACGCTGAAAAAGATTTGATCCATCGTGAAGAATTAATTGCGATGATCGAGGATTGTCCTGAAGATCAGCAAAGCTTGATTTATTTAAGTATCCAGAACACGCTTGATTATCTCGGTCAACATTACGCGGGAGTAACCGATGGCTGACGGTGATTCACTTTCAAGTCAAATGTGGGGTGACCCCGGCTCTGGGATCGGTAGTCAGATCAATGTGTCGCCTATCGGGCAACCGGATGCCCCGAAAGATTCGCCCATTCAGAACACGGCGCCGCCGGCGAGCCAGACACCTCCGGATAAGACTGATGAAGGACAGCAACTAGAAGAACGGATCGGACGTAACAAAACTTACATACAGGAACTCTTAAGGGTTCAAGCGGTTCACAATGTTGAGATCGAGCGTAACCAGCAGATGTATCAAAAGGCTCTGGAGGATTATAACCGGACCACTCAGATGGCGATTGATCATCCTATCCCACAGCCACAGTTGGAATATCAGCAAACTTTAAAATCGGTAAATCAGATCGGCGCGAGTTGGCTATCGACGGTTGGCGTGCTCGGGTTCGCTTTGGCCGGCATGCTCGGAAAACGGCATTCAGGGATCGGTAGCCAGATGTTTGTAGGCAGTCTCTTAAAGAGTTACGCCGAGGGTCGTACTGAAGCAGCGAAGCAACAGCGGGAAGCGTGGCACGAACAAGCCGAATACGAACATACGGTAAATTCTGAACGAATCGAGCAGTACCGGATGGCGATAGAGAACGAGCGACTGAATCACCAAGAAAAGTTAAGCTTGGTAACAGAGCTTGGCCGGATGAACGGTGACATGAAATATGTCAGTGCAGCAGAGAAAGGCACCATCGCTGACGTTCAGAGGTTAATCAACGACGATGAGAAAGCCTTGACCCGGTACCGCAAGGAAATGAAAGAGACTTCCAAAGCGCTCGACTACATGACAGGTCAAAAGCTGACGAGCAGCTACGAGAAATGGGTCCGCAGTAAATGGATGAAAGATCACGCGGGTAAACCGCCTCTGAACCAGGACGAAGTGAATCAGGCGGAAAGGAATCATCCGATCTCAGAGTTCAACAAGGAAACCAAGCCGCAATCGAGCCTGGATACCGAGGGAAGTGGTCCGCCCGATTACAGCGGAAAGAGTACCGATGAGATTAATCAGCTTGTTGGAACACTGAATAAGGGTCAACATTTCGTGATTGATGGAGTCGATTACACTAAGAAATATGATGGGATGACTCCACCACAGCAATGATTGATCTATGGCAATTCCGGAAGGCGATGTTCCAGATAGCTCGGATGTAACGAGCGATTCTGATTATTTGCCGGAAGCCATTAAGCGCGAGAAGGTCGAGTTTCAATACAACCTCGGTGACACTGACCCTCGCGTTACTCAAGTTCTAAGCGGGCAAAGTCCGGCAGCAAAACCGCAACCGCCATCGGCGCCTAGTTGGCGCGATTCTTCGGCGCCGACTCTGGATCAGATCAGCGGCATTGTTAGCACGTTTGCTGATCCAACCGATATCGCGAGATATCAGCGAGGAATCGCTAGCGGGTTAAGTGAAGAAGATGCGCTCAAGATCGGGGATAATGGGATTGGTTCCAAAGACTTGGGCACAATCGACACGACAAAAGCTTACGGGGTGGCAGTGCCGCGTTCAGTCTTAGAACGCTATTTCGGTAATGACCCGGCTGCTTGGCGTAGGGCACGAGCGGTCGTCAATATGGGCGGGCAAAACGTCATTGCGCCTATCGTTGACGAAGGACCGGGTGAAGGACCACAGGCTCGTGGAGTAGTTGCTGATCTCACCAACACCTTATCGCGTGCGCTTAAGAGCGATGGCTATGATCCAGCCGATGTCTCGCTACTTGCTAATGCCGGTCCTGATTATCTGAGTGAACGCGATTCTTGGAACGCCGAGCAAGATCGGATCCGGAAACAGTTCTACGGCAATGAAGCTTGGAGTGAACATGTTACCAGAACCGTCGAACCGTATAAGGAAGCGGAACCGACTTGGATGCAAGCATCACAGCGCACCGAGCCGGATCAGCCGGTTACAGGTACTTGGCGCGACATGGTAACTGTGACCGGGAAAAAGACTAATGGTGTACCGGTTGGCGCATGGCTATCAGGTCTTTGGGATCAGATTAAAGCCCATCTTGCGGCGGTAAAGGTTGGCGATATTCAATCCCAGATTACTCAACAGGTTCCGGATGCCTTGGTTGAGAATCAGATAGCGGCCATCAACGCTAGTCCCTATTATAGCCAAGAACAAAAAGACGCGAACATCGCGGCACTGCGCCAAGGGCAACAGCAGCAGATTACTCAAGCGAAAGCTGATTTACCTAAAGCGCTGCAAGACGCAAAAGACGCTTTAGCGACTGCGCAAAAAGCTAATCCTGATTGGTGGCAAAAGACGCTCGGAGGGTTATTGGCTTATTCGCCAAGTTTAGCGGTTGGTCCGCTGACTCCGCTTCAACTCGCGCAAACCGCAAGTGCCGAAACTTACGGCGAGCAACTCGATATAGGCGCGAAGCAATACAAAAAGCTTAATCCGAACGCGAGTGACGAAGAAGTGATGACCCACGCGGTTGCTGCTGCAAGTGAAGCAGCGCGGGCGAGCGGCGGGACCATGTTAGCTCTGGGCTATTTGCCCGAGATCCCGTTAGCCGGACCTTTGCTTGGGCGAATTGCGGGACGAATAGGAATCGGCGCCGCAACCATGGAGGTCGCCAACACTGCTGCGCAAGTAGATCGCAACGCCGCTTTCAGCAAGTTCGTCGATAAGAAACAGGACATGCTCGAAGGTCTGCGCGACCTGGATTTTCACCTGAACAACCTTGCGTTCGGAGGTATTCTCGGAAGCGTACACGGGCTAGGCGAGATTGGCAAACCGTCCTATAAACCCATTCAGGACCGGGTAGCCGCAGCGAACAAGATCGAAGAGGATGAGCAAAGTCGACCGGTTGAGCCTGACTCCAGTGCTCGAGTTACCATGGTTGACGAGAACGGGGAACCGATAGAAGATCTCGAAGCAGAAGGCAACTTCTTCGCAGCGAAACCGGCAAAAGCCAGGGTGGTTGACCCTAATGAACGTCCAGCCTTACCTGCACCTCAAAAGCTTTTACCTGCACCCGATGAAAAGCCAGAGACAGTTCGACAAACTGATGAGCCGGAGACGCCTCGAACTCCATCGGAAGTCACCAAAAGACCGAGTACGGTTCGTGCGGCAGAAGTCGAGCGATTGGCTGGGCGACCCGAGAAAGCCTGGGACGAACTCAGCGCCGGCGAACAAAACGCAGTTATAGTCGATTGGGCGAACCGCTTCAATAAAGCGTTTCAGCCATATCAAAAGTGGTTTGACGCGCTTGGCGTCCAGGGTGTACGCACTCCCGAAGGTTTTCTGTCGGTAGAAGCCAGTCCAGAAGGTAGGCTGCTTCTAACAATCAGTCCGCTACGGGTCGCGCAAAACTGGCACGACGATTTCTATTTGCACGGTATAGACTGGAAAGCTCCAGGCTATTTTGATGACGCGATCAAGCACGAACTCTTTCACGCTGCTTGGATGGATGTAGAACGTGGTCGTTGGGCGCGTAATCCAACTCGGCCTTTTACTGAATATCTCAGGGATCGGGGTGGCTACATTCAGTCTTCTCTTAGAGCTGCTATCACTCTTGCCAGATCAAAGCCTGAACAGACCGAGCTAGCAGATATCCTTGAAGAAGGGATGCAAGCGGTATCGGATCTTTACACTGGCGGGACCAAGGATCTAAAGCCGTTGCAACACCTTGGCGAAATGGTCCGAATGGTTACCCAGCTAAGGCTGGACGGTAAGACGACCGAGGATTGGCTAAGCCCATCGTTAATCAAGGTACTTGGGTTTACCAAACAGATGTTCGAGGATTCGCGCAATAAACTCGTGCAATTGTCTCAGGCTCTTACTGGGCGTGTGGCGGGAGCTAAAGCACTTCGCGATACACTAGATGCAATCGAAGCGAAGTTAATCGAGATCGAGTATCTGCAAGATCCTACGCCGGATGATCCAGTTGGTTCAATTCAATCCGCGTACGAGCAGATCAAACAGGCTCAACAAGGGTTATCGGCGGTATCCATCGGGCAACTTGCTCAACGATCTAAGGTATCCATGCCGGAGTTGCATGATTTCTTGAGGCAACAAGCCGCGAAAGGCAATGCCGATTTGCATCCTACAACGCTGCTTGATTATCAATTAAGCCCGATAGACAAGGGCGGCGCGATGCGGGTTGCCGGTAAGACTGAACCGGTTATTTACGTCACGATACGCCCAGAAGCTTTCCAGCCGGATTGGGATGTGCCCGAAGAACCGTCACCGGAAGAACAAGAGCGACAGAGGCAAGCGGCGATTGCCGAAGCGAATAAAGCGGCTCGCGAACCGAGCGAGGTGCAAAGCAACTTACTTGAACGGGTCCAGGCTAGCGGCGGGTTACCGACACCGAAACGGTTAGCCAAGATGGCTGAGGGCGGCGAGACGCTGACCGGCGAGATGCGCCGGATCCATGATGCTTGGAAGAGTCTAGACAAGGACACCAAGCTTTGGCTGCGTAAACAAGGGATCATGCCGACAAAGCTTTTCCGAGATGACGCGCCGGCAATGGACGAGATGCGCGGTAACCTCGCGCAATCAGCCGGGTTTAGTTACGGTCAGGTCCACGAACTACTGGATCATGTTGAACAAGCGCTTATTGCGGCTAAGGATCGGCGATTTGGTCTAGGGCAAAATTACGAAGAGTTAGGATTTCCGCGACGTGAAAGCTTAGACCCAGAAGATCAGTACGACCGTGAGGTGTTCGGCTACCCAGGCGAAGAATTGTTTCGTAGCAACCTCGATATCATTGCCAGCTCGAAACACGCCGAGGAATTGGTTCAGGACATTCACGGTTGGCGCGGTGATCTCGGTGAATGGCTCGGCAAATACTTCAACCTACGCAAGTTCTATCAGGTATTGAAACGCCGGCACCCAGATCTAAGCAAGGAGCTCGATCAGATAGGTCAGTACTACGACAAGAATAAACTCCTTCCGCAACAGATCAGCCCAGAAGCAAGGCAATGGTTAGTGAAGGCAAATCAAGGCCTGTTCCGTGAGCTAGCCGATGAGATGAAGCGACTCGGTGCTAAGGTCTGGCAGAGCAGTGCGGGCACCAGCAGGCTATTCAAAGGCGCGCCGCCTGACGCTGTACCGTTACGGCGCCGGATGCGTCCTGATGTTCAGGATGTGCTTCGCGGTAAGATGACTAAGACCGATACGGTGCCGATAAGCCGCGATGATTTTACTCCAGCAGCCCAGAAGATTTACGATGAAGGCGTGAGAGAAGGCTATTTTAGTCGTCCGATGGACCTGTACGATTGGGCGAGTACATACCGAGGTCAAACGACAGATCCAGAGGGTTCAATGATTGGTTCTATCGAACGTGCCAGGGAGGCCGTTTATCCAACCTTCTTCTACACCCATAGTCCAGAGGCGATGCTAGACACGATCTTTCAGCAGATTCACGATGTCGCCCGCATTAAATGGTTCGGGCAGAAGTTGCCGGGGATGAAGGATAAATTCGATCTGGTTAAAGCGCGGATCAACGCGGACAGGTCTTTGCCGGAACACGTCGCAAGACGGCAGATCGATGCAATCAATCAATTCAGAGACGCGATCTATGGTCGTGTGCAATCGCGCACGCTATCAAGGGTTCTTGGCGGTATTACGAGCCGGTTAGCCGCCAGCCCGTATACCTCGGGAAAAATCGGTGTCTCGCTTCCTTTCATGAGTGCGCCTTATATCGGCGCTGTAAACGAGTTTCGCGGGCTGATTCGCTATTGGTTCCAGCATCCGGACGCTGTTCAGGATTTACGGGATAACGCACTTAAATCTGATCCGATGGTGAACATGTACGATGACCCGTACACGGTAAAGCGTTGGTATCAGCGGATTACCAAAGCGACAAGCTGGGAACTGACGGCAGCACTTCACGGGTTCGTTTTTGATATGGGGCGTGCCGCGACCTATCACGGCGCGAAGCTCAAGCTCGAAGAAATCATAAAACAGTTTCAGCGTGATCCTTATTTTCTGAACGCTAAGACCAAGCAGATGCGGGATTTTGTGCAAGGGGTCGGGTTTGACGAACATTTATTCACGCAACCCGATGTGCCGCAGAAGCTAAAGGATCGATTCGCCAGAGAGGTGGTTAATGATCTAGTGACTTCGTACCGGCACGAGAATTATCCCGGTTGGTTCAATACGCCGATTGGCAGGGTAATGGTCCGGTTCGCTCACTGGAGTGCTGACGCGGCACGGGTTTACACAAAGTATATTGTTCGTCCGACGATTCGCGCGGTACGTGCTGGCGATTGGCGTCTAGCGGCTCGTTACCTTGGACAAGCCTTTGGGATATTCGCGGCCTCTGTAATCGGCTCCAGTGAAGCTGTGCGCTCTCTGCAGGGGATTTTTGGCCGACAGGATCACGTTGCCAGCATTGGCGAGATACTAAAGGCGATGCATCGGGATCAACCAGAAGCTTTCTGGATGATCTACAAACGGCTCAGCCAAGACATCTTTGGGGCGCCGGTAATCGGGATATACGGCGACGTTGCAGAAATGGTAAACGGCATCATGCGCGGCGAGATCGATACCACGCATACTTTTAACCCCTTCATGCCACCAACGGTTGCTCTCCTTGGTGGAATCGTTCAGACGATCAACACTCTCGCAAAACAGGGATATTCTTTGACTGATCCTTTGCATGTTCCTATGTCCGAACGGCAAAAAGCTTGGTTCGCGTCTCAGTGGTTTACGCTTTTCAAAGGTTATTACGATCTCGCCGAGAACGTTGGCGGCAAGGTTGGGGTTCAGTTACCCGACCACGCTGAAGCCGAAGGGCACCGTGAATTTAACTTTGTCAGGTCACGAGTCGATCTATTCTACGAGTTGCACCCCGAGGCGCCAGGTAAGCCGTCTAGAGGGTTCAGTGGTGGCACTCCGCACACGCCATACCTGCAGAACATCGAAGAAGCTTTGTTATCCGGAAACGTTCAACGCGCCAAAGATGAGGTACACAAGTACCATGTTGAACAACATTTGACCGATAAACAGCTTTTAGAGTCAGTTAAAGACAGTGTTTCTGACCATAGGCCTATTCCACCGGGCAAAACAGGCGCACAATTCTGGCAATGGGCGAAAGAAGCATTGCCGAAAGACGAATTAGATCGCATTTTACGCATTGAACGGCTCTATGTGAACACTGCAAAGGCTGCAAACATACCAATTAAGCAATGAATGTCGGCAAAAACAGTACAATTCGTGACACAATCCTTGTTGATTGGATCGTTAAGCAGTGGACTAGCGCGAAAAATGAGTACAAAGACGCGTTAAAGAGCAAAAAAGATGACGCAAATGTACAAAGAGAGCAATTACTGCTTGCATTAGCGAAAATTTTGCGGACTTATATCAATTCAGTGCGCTCGAAACGCGGAGATGTGCAACGAGAGTTCAAAGAACAAGCGCACGGAATGACTGAATACCTCCAAAAGCAGCTATTGAAGGCGGATTGGAGCAACTCAAACCAATTCATTCTACAGAGCGTCCAATATGCCAGAAAACACACCGGAAACGTCGGACTCGAGGGTAGAGCACTGGCGCGACCTGTCTCAGCCACCGACCGTAAGAAGCGCGCCAGCCTGGAACGAAAAGCTGCGAGCCGCTTACGAGATAGCCTTGCAGCAATCGACACTGAAGCTATTTCTGACGACGATAACGGCTACGGGTCTGATCTACTCTCTGATAAAGCCGAGTTGGATTAGAATTGCAGCATTAGGAACATTTACTGCCGCAATTACCACCATTCTTCGATTTGGATTTGGAAAATGATGGGACGTATCTCCATAGTTGTTTCCAATCCAATTCGCTGCTGGAACTGGATTGGGTTAAAGAGCAATACTGGTTACGGACTTGTTCAGCTATTCCGTGGGAAGCAGGTTGCTGCACATCGCTGGATGTTTGGTCCAGTTGAAGAAGGTAAGGAACTTCACCACATTTGCGAGAATCGCGCGTGCATTAATCCAGATCATTTGGTCGAAGTTACGGACAAGGAACATCGATTACTTCACGGATTTTCAGGAAGTCCAGCCGTTAACAAGGAAAAGACTCATTGTGTGAATGGTCATCCTTTTGATGAGAAACACACTTACTATTTTCGCGGCCATCGGTCCTGCAGAACGTGCAACACGGAGGCAACGAAGCGATATCAAAGGAGAAAAAAGATGCCATTAATCAAGAGCGGCTCGAAACGAGCAAGAAGTAAGAACATTGCCGAGATGGTTCGTGCCGGCCACCCGGTTAAACAGGCGGTAGCCGCTAGCTACTCGAATCAGCGCAAGTACCGGAAAGGTAAACGAGGTAACCGAAAGAGTAGATAATTTATATGCAACAAATAAATCGGTTAGGTTACACGATTCAGTTGGACGATTCTTACGAGGGAGTTAGGGAAGCATCGTACCAGGTAGTTGATGGACCGGACACAAGTCTTTTAGACAGTGATCCGGTAATGGTTGATTGCGGCTCATTCGCTGATTTAGAGCGGATTGCCAGCCGCGCATTAGACATAAAGCTGGGAAAGTACGCCAGCCATCCAGAGACAGTCGGGACAGATTCGACTCCAGCGGAGGAGAACGGCGAATCATCGGACTCCCCAAGCGATACCCCACCGACAGAAGACGAGGTGCCTACTGAGGTTGATCCGTTTCCACCGGCAGAGCCAGAACCGGCTCCGGTCGCGGATTGGGAGGAGAAGCCAGCACCAAGTGATGAAACCACGCAGAGCAGCGAAAAGGATTAAGCCAGTGGTGGCGACAAGGCGTAGACGCGATCCGTACCGGTCTTGGCTTAGGAAAGTTCTTAGCGAGGCCGATATTGAGGAACTCGAAAAACTCAGTGCCGATACCGGAATTAGTCTGCGCCAAGTCCATCAAGACTCCGTAAAAGAAGGGACAGCAACCCTCCGAGTCGATGGGTACGAGTCACTAATAACCTTTCGTAAACGAATCGGAAAAGTAGTCCATGAGCGAGATATCATTGAGGGGTCCGGTGAGTTTAGCAACCCTATCAGCAATGGCGCAGCAGCAGAGGAGAACGAAAGCCCTGGAATTGCGCTATCTGATCCTCAGGATGTGCCGGCCAGTACCAGTGGATATTCAGAAGGATCTGGTGATGTTATTGAGCCAGGAAGACGACGGCCCGAGAGTAGAGAGACTTCTGGACTTTCTTTCGACGAGGGTGGAGTAACGCCAGCCCCAGGCCAATTACCGGAAGGCATCGACAGCGATCTGTTTATTTAAACACCTTCTTATACCAAGGAGAAGCAACTTGATTTTGCACCTTTTGAGCTTGCACCGCTGCTTTTTGTGCAGCCGACTTAGCAGCGATGGCTTGATGGCGAGTCTCAGTAATCGCTTTGGTGTGCGAGGTAGTAATAGCCTTTAGGTCGTTGAGCAGATCAGTTTGGGTTTTGTTAATGACAAGTGTTTGATCAAGGAGCTTCCTATTTGCTTCGCTAATAGCATCGGTCTTATCAGCCATCTTTTGCACCCGGTCAAGAATGTCAGATAACACTTTGTCGCTGCGCTCTTGGTCCATCTCAGATTTCTTAATGCGTATCTCGTCGATAGTATGGATTAAACTAATCGAGGCCTGCTGAAATGCGTCGATCTTTACCCATATCGCGGAAAAGAAGATCGCTATGGCGATCAATTTGAGAGCCGCTATAGCAAAGCCTTCCCGCTCACTTAGCGGTCTAATCTCCTCTCGACTCGAATCATGATCTCTTTCAGTTCCCTCATTTCCTCCTTCAAGTCTTCCATGCATGCGGTGTTACTTTCTATCAGTTTCGCCTGACGCTCGGCGTTGTCCCGTTCCCATTTTCGGTAATCGTCAAGCTGTCTATCTTTACGGCGATCAATCCACCAAGCTATTCCTAGAATGAGTCCCAAAAAAAATAACCACAAAGCCCGGTCAGTCAGCGTCGAGATCAGTTGAGCCCAACTATACGCCACCGTGATCGGGTTGGTTGGCGCGGCTGGAGGTGCTTCTTCTAACAAAAACGGAATCCAAAAAGTAAAAAAAAGCATCTTCCAGCACACGCTTTTAACCTCGGAACATACCAAGTACACAATCCATGAGCACTAGAGACACTAAAGAACTAACAACCAAAGACTACACCCTGAGCCAATGGCTACAAAGTGATAAGTTTAAACGCAACTTGATGGAAATTATGCAGACCGAGGAAGCGGTACGCCGCTTCGTGCAGATCGGTTTGAATGTCATCAAGAGAAACGAGAAACTGAATCAGTGTACCCAGGCGAGCGTTCTAGATTGTCTCTTAAAACTGAGCCAGATCAATCTCGAACCGGACGGTTACCATGCGCACCTCGTCCCTTTCAATAACAAGATTAAATGGCGAGACGACCAGGGTAAATGGCAAGAGCGCTGGGAACTGCAAGCCCAGCTCATTATTGATTACAAAGGTCTGGTTAGCGTCGTCCGGCGTGACCCCATGGTTGCTGTATTAAAGGGCAATGTGGTCTACTCCAAAGACCAATTTACCTATGACGAAGGGAGTGAGCGTCGGTTCTATCATCACCCGACTTTTCAGGCGCGGGATAAGAGTAATCCTATCGTTTTCGTCTACAGCTTTATCAAATGGAAAGACGGCGACTGGGACGTTGAAATTCTGACTGTGGACGAGGTTGAGCGGGTGCGCCAGATGTCGCGGGCAAAAGACTCTGGACCTTGGGTGGATTTCTGGGGCGAGATGGCGATTAAAACTGCGATTCGAAAGCTCTGCAAACGGTTGCCGCTTAAACCCGAACAGCGGGAAGCGATCACTGCGGACGATGACCAATACCAGTATGAGAATCCTTTCGAGCGTAAACAGCCAGTATTAACCTATTTACGACCGGAGTTCAGAAGTGAAACTCAGCCAGACACACACGACAATAATAAAGAAGTATTACGAGAACCTGCCACAGACCAACGCAGCGTGGTGGATCCTGATGAATCTCGTAAGCGAGATAGTAAGCCTAGAGCGGAAACGCCACAGGCGACTGCTAAGCCTGGACCGGCTAAAGACGAGCCGCAAGAGCCAGCAAAAGCTAGCGAACGCGGTTACCAATACGGGCCGGGAGACGAGCAGTCTTCCGACCAAGAAGAACCCACCAAGGAAGGCAGTACAAGCAGCGGGCCAGATGCTAATCGAGGATCTGGAAGCGATCTACCGGAGCTTTCCGAACACGACCCTGTACCCACCAAAGAACCTTCCAAAGCACTCCAAAAACTCCTTGCGCAAATCAACAAAGAGAAAGTCACTCAAGACGAAGTGATTCGAGTGTTACTCGATCACGACCAGAGTGTAGGTGACGCGGAAAACACGGGACTGGTTGTCGATCTGCCAGAGACAACGCTAGAACTGGCGGTTAAGAATTTCGGCTCGATCATCTTTGGGGTGAAGAAGATTCGGCGGCAACAGCAAACATGACAGAGCCAGACCTAGCGAGCGCTAGCCAAATGTGGCGGCTAGCGAATTGCGAGGGATCGAAGAATTACGTTCGGTCCCTTCGCGAGGCCGGCATTCTACGAAAGATATTGGCCGGGCCGGAAGCAACTATCGGAACACGGATTCACGCTTTCCTTGAGGGGCTACCGGAAGATTTGCACGTCACGGAAGAGGAAATCGCTTCAGCGTGCGAGAGGCTTGCTAGTTTGGTTGTTCAGCAGACCTGGAATTGTACTGACGCTAAGATCGCTTATGAGCAACGTCTTACCTACCGGATTAGCGATGTGCCATTCTTCACCGGAAAACCAGATCGAGTCTATTTCGAGCCTTCTGATGGGCCGGAACCTTTGGATGCCATCAATATCAATTTCAAAACCGGCCGGCTAGAATCGATTGAAAGCCACCTGAACTTGCAATTAAGAACCGAGAACGTGCTGATTAAGCACTCTTTCCCCAGTATCCAGCAGATCGCTGCGGCAATCGTTGAGCCCATGGTCAGTTTTAAACCCAACGTCGTGATCTACGACGAGGCGGCACTAAAGGAAGCTGAATCTGAGATTCTCGAGATTGTCGATAAAGCTGAATGGGGCAAAAAACGGACCCCTGGCGAATGGTGCGGGCATTGTCCTGCGCGAGCGTGGTGCCCCGAGGCCAAGGAGATGGCTCTGGGGCACCCGCTTAAAATCGACGTGAAGGCCCTTCCGCGCGGCCAGGCTGCGTCTGAACTTCTTACCCGTATAGAGACAGGCTATAAGGTCTTAGATGCGATCTGGGAGGCGTATAAAACGATTTGCTTGGAAGAACTAGGCGCCGTTCCAGGCTGGCACGTGTCCGAAGGTTCGGACGTGCGTTACATCAAGGATATTGCACGGCTCCACGAGATAGCCGGCGAGTACGATATCGCAACCACTGATCTGGTTAAAACGACTGTCCCTATCGGGAAATTGGAAGAACGAGCCAAAAAAGCTTTGAAACTGACCGGGAAAGCGTTCGACAAAAAATTCGACGAACTTTTCTGGACGGTAATCGGCAAAACCCACAAAGCGGGTCCTCTACAGAGGATCCCTAAGAACCTACTAAAATGACTCCCGACGAACGCAGTCTGAAGTACACGGAGATAACCAACCTCATAAATGACGATAGAGCGCAACAGAAGCGAAATGCCTTTGACACTTGTCTTGATGCCTTGTCACCACTAGACGCCTACGAGTCTAGGGCACAGGTCATCAAGGCGATAGCAGGCTATTTTGAGGTACACGTGTGAGCGATCAACTTAACTTCTTTGTCCCTGGTATCCCTGTACCCGGTGGAAGTAAGCGCGCTTTTATGATGCATCGGAAAGGGTGTCCGGCTGGCCGGAAACACAATCCAGGCGCGTGCCACTGTCGACCGTTTACGACCGTTGTGGACGCAGCGGGCCAAGCAAACAAGGACTGGCGCACTGCGGTTGTGAAATTCGCGTACGAGGCGGCACACGAATATGGTGGCATTCTGCCGATGTTCAGTGCGGCTATCTCGGTCGAGTTCACCTTCTGGTTGCCCAGGCCGAAAGGTCATTACAATGCTAAAGGGCAACTGCTTCCGTCAGCGCCAGAGTACCCGACCACCCGGCCTGATGTGCTCAAACTCGCTCGCGCGGTCGAGGATGCGCTTACCGGCATCATCTGGACCGATGACAGCCTGATCGTTCACGAGATCCTAGAGAAAGATTACGCGAGCCGAACCAATGTCTCGGGCCTGCTCGCACAGATTAAACTGATGGCCAGCAGCCAAGAAATCATCCGTTTAGCGGATGCTACGGGAAAGATGATATGAGTGAAGGAATTAAACCCCCAGCCGAAAACAAGATCTTTCTACTTTGGATAGATATGAACCAAGCTACCATGCTTTGGTGGTGTCTTTGGGAAAAGGAGTGCCAACTATCCAGTCGATGCGCTCAATTCGAGCATACAGCATGGCCGGTAGAAGCTAAAAACGCGGCGATCTGGGAACGTAATCAACTCAAAACAATTCGTGAGAAACTCGAAAACCTGGAAAGGGAGCAAAATGTCAATCCCGGTGGGCAAACTTAAGCTCGATCCAGAGTTCAAAAAGCGTCTTTTACTCGAACTAAATGCCTGCTTTATCCCAGACTGGAAAATCAGGGTCTTTATCCAGTTCAGAATGATGATGAAAATGCTATGAAAACTGACCCTATTGACGAACGCGCCAGGGAGCTAGCGACACTCTATGTCGCTACTCAGCGACCGTGGTGGGTAAACCTATTCAGGATGCTTTCCCCAGGTTATTGGTCTGAATTGGTTGCGTACAGAGCCGGTTACGTTGCTGGGTTTATCGAGGGCACAGAAGAAACAGAACGAAGGATGGAATGAATCATTGGATCGTTAAAGTTACGCACCAAGGTCATACCGGCTTTGCGCACATGGAAGCCGAGAGTGAGGATGATTTTAAAACTCATCCAGCGTTTACCGAGATCGATACCGGACCTTGCGACACTGCGGTAGCGGCCTGGATTGCGTGGCACAAGAAACATGGTAACCTAAAGACCGATGTCGTGGCCGATAATCCAGCCTAATGTTCTCCCAGGGCCAATGGCGATCACGGGTGCAGCCGGATCGATTGCCGGTAATGCTACCGGGTTCGTGTGCCAGATCGGAGGCTATAGCGCCGGTGGTCAACTCAAACGTTGGAGTGTCCTCTTAGATGCTGCAAGCGTAACCGTCTCGAATATCACCGTGTCAGTTTCCTGGTACGATTCCCTAAGTGGAGCATGGGTAACGGGCACTTTTTTTAACGGTGGTGGAGCTGGTCAAAACTTCGGCGCGCTAGTGGTCGCTTTCGGTACAGCTACCTACATCGTAGGCAATGCTCCAGTCGAAGGCTTGCAGGTCAACGGCACCGTTGCCGGAGGTGGCGGCACGTTTCGCGCCGTGATCCTGGGTGGAACTTAATTCACGTTTGCGATCCTCCAGATTAATCCTGTCACCGTATTTCTCGAACTCGTACCAGCCGCTGATAAACGCGCAGCCTGGAATACACAGGCAGAGGCAGAGGCAGAGAAACACGAATCTCATTTCTCCCCTTTCCCTTGGATCTCCTCCATGATCGCCTCGTGACGGCGACGGCCTTCTTGAACTTGGTCTATCCAGTTCATAGTTTGTCGGTCCTCCAATCCCAATTAGCCCACACCTGCTCTTTGGTCCTAAACTTCGCCTGAGTTCTAAACCACTCGCTGCAAGTGAAACAATTGGTTTCATGAAACCGGCCTCGACATCGATGCCCTGGATGCCAAGGGTTATAGCGTGCCGCCAATTCAAGCATTAACTTTCTTAAATCTTTAGTCATTGCCGCATCAATAGCTCGCTAATGTTTTTCAGGTTGGCGTTGACTGCTTCAAGCTCAACCGAGATCGCGTCTAACGAGCATTCTAGTGCAGCCATCATCTTTGCTAATCCATCGTACTGGTAATCGTTCATTTATGGGATTTCCTCCGCACTTACTTCAACCGTACCGCAATAAGTAAAGGTTTTCGCATCCAAACGCTCATACCGGAAGTGCCGGCCTGGTCCGCGCCAATCGCGCAAAAGTGGTTTCGTTTCTAGCGGATCGCGCACTAGAAAGAATTTTCCAGGCCAGACAACCGGTGGCCCTTGGCTCCCATCTAAAGGTCCGCCCGATAATATCGAATATTTTATTTTGTTCATTTAGGGTAGATCCTTAAAATTCCTTTGCAGCGGACCTTGCGCCGTCTGGCCTTGATACAGCTTAAAACTACTAAGCTGATAAAACCAAGCAGACCAACGGCTAAACTGCCGACGATCTGCCAATCCACATCTCGCATGAGTATTTCTATCATTTTTAGTTTAGTTTGTTTGCAGCCAGAAAACTCTCCCATTAAAGTCGTCTTCCCAGAAAATATCTAGAGCCCCACCGATAGCCTGGCCGCTCAGCTCGCAGTCGATAGCGCCGTATACGTCGAATGCGCCGCACGGATTATTTCCGCTAGTTCCACCGCTTCCGAAGTTTGAAGACGGCGCATAGGTAGCGAGCGAATTCCCGTTCTTATCGAACCTCTGGATAACGCCACCGTTGTAAACGCCTACATTTTGTCCAACGATAAAGCCGCCAGTTGGAACAGGCGCGAGCGAATTAACATAAGGCGTAAATGTTTTTGTCCACAAGGGAGATCCTACGGGAGCGGTCCCCGTCTCAGCAAAAGCGATCACGGCATTCCCGCTGGTCCAAGAGCCTCCTCTGCTCGCGCCTGCCGGATTATATACCATCACATAAAGCTGGCCGTCTGTGAGGTTTAGATTAGCCACCTGAATGTCAATCTTATTGTTGCCTGGCGTTATCCCGAGCGCGTCGCAAAGCTGAGTGTTAGTCACTACTTCGACCGCATCCGCCCAATGATAGATGGGATTGCCTTGAGTATTAAGTCCATGCAGAGGAACCGCCCAGAGTGATTGATATTCTAGCTGATAAGTTCCGTTTACTTGAATCTGACGGTAAAGCGTGGACACCCAGATCGTGCCGTTATCGTCCACGTTCATCCCCGATATAGCCCATTGCCAGTATGGCGATTTAGGAACCTCGTCTAAAGTTAATCCGGAGCCACCAAGTACCGTTTGCGCATTTACCGAGGTTAGTCCGGGGCCGTCAACGTCATTCCATGACCACAGATTCTGCGGCGGCGAAGCGGTCGTATAGAGCTGCCCATTAGCGGCAGGTGCGGATTGCGCTAGCACGCTAGCCATCTGGAGCGCTGGTCCATAACCGGCTCCCTGCGCCACCACCCGGTAAACGCACATATTGCCGCCCTCGCAGGGAAAATAGACAAAATCATTACCCCCTAGGGTCAAGGCTCGCATAGTGCCGAATCGGGAGTTTTGAATATTCCCGAAGTAAGCCCCGTAGTCGGTTCTCGCGCATCCACTCCATCTCCCGACATTGGTTGAGCCTCGCGTGGCGTTGTACGTATTGCGATAGGAGCCAATTAACAGGTTCGGATTCGCTGCCGAGTGCGTCGCGTTTCCCTGGAACTCCGTGCACATCCGGTTCCATGTGCCCATTAAGAGCATGCGCGAACCTTCGCCATTGCCGGGGGAGTGGCTAAATACCGTTTCTCCGGACGGATTAGATGCAATCGCCCAGAGAGCGCCGATGGAATTTCCGCTGCTATACCCAGGAGTTTCAGGAACTCCAATCGTCTTCACGTAGCTAGCGCTAGTTCCCGAAATTGTGTACTGCCCAATGTGCGACGCTCCCCGATCCGCCACGTACAAAGTCGAGCCGGTGATCGCCAGGGAGTAAACATCGGAGAGTCCAGTGATTGGCGTGCCGAGCAGAACACCAGCCGAGGAGTAAACCTGGACAGTTGAATGCGCGCTTCCTACCCAGATGTTACCGGACGAATCGATTGCCAGGCCGATGGCAAGCGACACATTTATAGAAAGCTGCTGGACGCCGCTGGTCTTGTCATAGGCAAGTACCTTGCCACCATAGGAGTCAGTGACGTAAAGATTACTGCCTGATACCGCCAGCGCATGCAGCGGCACCTCCATGATTGCTTGATCGGCCGAGCTGGAGCCGGACGGGTAGGTGTATGTTCCGTTGGGGTACACCATGATGTGACCATTAGGATCGGTCGTTGGGTTTACCCATGACGAAAATGGGATCAGTTGAGAGGAACCCGTGAGTGTCGCTTTCCAGACCGAAAACTCTAGGTTCTGCCGGTTAGGATCTGCTGGGTTACCGATATAGCCAGCGCAATATGCGGCGCTTCCATCGGCCTCAACTGCGATAGCGTCCCAAAGCGCATAGCCTGCGACGTGGCCGCTATGCCAAGCGTCGTATCCGTTGGAAGGATTCCGCCGAATAATGTCGTAATGCGGTTCATCCCAATCATGAACCGAATAAATATTGCCTGCCGCATCAAGGGCGAGGCCCGGTATGTACAACGGAATATGCCCCGTCGTTGTCTGGGGCTCACCGTTATTGCCGATTACCGAAATATTCTGGCAATAACCGGTGCCGGAGAATGCTAAACACAGAAGAATCAGATAATGTTTCACGTTTGGCCTTTTATCCAAAAACTAGATCGTTGTCCAATTCTACTTCTTTAGGTTCTTCCGGAGGTTCCGGCTCCGATTCTATCACTTCCGGTTTTTCTCGTAACCTCCGGCTGATCTCCTTATCTAACAGCCAGCTATAAAACTGTTGTACACGTTTTTTAGGCACGATCTCGCCGTGTTTCCAATACTGGAACGTGCGTAAACTAATTCCTAGCAGCTGGGCGGCTTCACTGTCGCCGCCCAACGCTTTCGCACCTGCCTTTAATGTTGTTCTGAATTCCATCGCAAAAACATCTCTACGTATTTCTCGTGCTCGCACCGTGCAATATCGCTAGCCTGTTCAATTTTCGGTCCTGCTTTTTCATCCAGAAAAGTTACCTGAATAGGAACCTCCCAGGACCAATTTCCAGGTGGTTCGTACGCGGTATCTGGGCGCGTGTAACTACCGTGCAACAGAATCGCGGTATTACCAGCGTGCGTGGATATAATGCGCGTGATTAACAGAGTCTTCATTATCCGAACCATGCCTTCGCAGTGCATACAACCATACAGAAAACTGACTGAATAAAACAAAGCACCGCCGTAAACGGTCGCTTGTTTATCCAAAGCAAGTGAGATAATCCAATCATCCCGCTTGCTAATGTCCTAAACATTATGGCCACCTCCGCGCTATTCATCACCGGCTCAACCCTCGCCGTCTAAAAAACTCGTCGCATGCCCTAGCGACGCTTTCGGCCAGATATGTCTCCTTCGCTTTTACTCGGTCCTTGTAGCGTTTCTCGTACAGCCGCGCCGTAGCTGCACTCCCCTGGTTATGCTTAGTCTGTCGACGCGCTTTCATACGGTCCAATCTGTTTCTTCATCAAATAATTTAGTCCCGAGATACGCTTCTCCGGCTTTCATCATTGCGTCTAAGTCTGGCGCCTCATGCTGGAGCTCTAGCTGTTCGTTTGTCGCGTAATACTCCAGCACATAATAGTGGTTCGTGTGTTGGGTGTTCATTCTGGATCCGGCGCTCCCTTCGCCATATCCTTATTAATCTCGGCTTTAGCTGCCCGAAGAGTATTGTGCACGCGACGTTCCCACTTACCCTGTGAATTAAGGATATTAAATACCCAAACTCGCTCTAAGCGTTGGTAACGAATTGTCCGCCCTTTGTAATAAATAATGTGTTTGGTGTTCATAGCCGCTCTCCGGTGTATTGCAGGTAACAGTGGATACAGCAAAACGGTCCTTGGGCTTGACCCTTGGTTCCCCCGTCCGACTCCCAATAGTAATAGAACATTCGCCGGCTTCGCCGTTCATCCCCGCACCAATTACAGGGAGTCCGAGCGGTTCCGCGCGGCGCCGTCCGCCGCATCAATGACATTCGCGCAAACGAGTTGCGCCTGATCTGAGTTGCTTGGTTCGTGTGTGTTTTCATAATCTGCTTTGCTGGCCCTCTCCCCCGCAGAAGAAGGCCAGCCCTAGCAGGCTATGGCCTCCTAGCGAACGAGAAGCTTGCTAGCCTCGCGTTCAAAGTCTACCCTGGCGTCTTGGTGCGGGATACCCCTTGCGTAAGCTGTAGCCGCCGTTACGACATCCCAACGTGTCTCTATCGGGCGACCCTCTTCTAGCTCGTGAGTGTCTGAGATCGTCTTGACAATGCGCGGCCCGAACCGGTTCGCCAGAAACTCTTGCACGTCCGCTAGCTTGTCTGCTTGCGCGTCACGAATAGCATCCTCGATCCCTCGCGTGCTCGCATTCGCGTACGATTGCAGTGCCGGCCTGATTTCCTCCAAGTAACGGTCAGGGGCGCTAATGGTATGCCGCAGCTTAAATTCACGGTATCCTTCCATCCCCCAAACAATCCGGTTGCAGCACGCGAAATCAAAAGCAAACAGTCCCAGACCGAAAGTCTTCGATCCCACTTCGCTATTCCACAGATAGATACCTTTGGCCATCGTCCCATCCTTCCCATCCCTGCGGTTCGGCACTGTGATCCGGTTGTCCTCGTCCGCCAAAAAAATGAACATGTCGCGGTCAGAGGCATACAACGTCGTGTTCTCCCTGGTCACCGTGATCGCTTTTCCAAACTCACCCGGTACTTTCCATGTCCCCGTGATCCCGTCCCCAACATAGTGTACAAGCGCGTCTAAAACCTGATGATTCCAGATCCGCCCATAGTTCGGACCCGTCGCCGCCCTAAGTTCGTTCTTCCCGTTCGCGTACAGCAAACAGCCGATATCTTCCGCGCTCCGCAAATGCCGCAACCCGTAATTAATGCAATCCGCCGCCATTGGACCTGGCAAACTCCGTAAATAGCCCGCTGGAGCCCCCGCTAGGGTGGCTAGCTGACCGAATGACCAATTAGTAGGCTCGTAACCGTGCCCATTAGGCCCGACAAGTTCTAGGGCATTTACCGGGTCCGCATCCTGCGGCTGCACCTTTACTTGATGCGTACTCGCAACCACTTGCCGGCTCCGGCTCCGAACCAACCGAAAATGTTCTTGCATCTCGGTCAGTGAAAGAAACCTCTCATCCTCAGGCCTCTTTGCCCATTCGTTGTGTGCCCGGTACTCTGCTGACCCGTCATTCTTTATCTGAAACGTTCTCATAATCTCGTTTTTCTTTCGTGTGTGTTTTCTGGTTCTTGGTTTCGTTCTCGCTTTCACCCGCTCTCGGGCTGGCCTATCCTTTCGCATGTAGAAAAAACCTTGTCAAATTATTTGTGCAAAAATTGCAATTCCCCGAGGGGAAATATTTGTTTGACACCCTAAACAAATCGTGAAATGTAATCTATATGATTTACGTAGAGATTTATAATCACCATAAGTTCATACCACCCATATTATGGAAATTCGACGCAAAACCATAACTTCTCCGCCGCAAAACTATAACCCGCGCCCTCCTGCCCTAATTATTAATTGTCATCCATTTGACGGGCCTTTTAGACCGTGTTATTGTCCGGTCGCTTGATTACGTTTGCTTCGTGTGTGGTGCCCGGTGGGTGGTTCTCCCTGCCGGGCATCTTTTTTTAGTCTATTTTATATGACGCTTATTGGGTGATGTTACGCATATATTGTTGTCGTAACACGCACGGGTGCAGGTTCTTACGAGGTTGAACAGTGTTCAGGGCACCAACCAGGGGAGCACGATAGCACCCGCTCACGCTCTAAAGATTTGATTTGACAATTCGTTCTACGAAGTAGAAGGGCGTTGTGTTTCGTTCGCGCGTGATTTCAAAGCGTTAAAAGCGGATGGGGGCTAAGCCCTGGCACCAAGATCGGGCACAAGCGGGCGACGGTTTTCCCGGCAGATTGGTCGCCTCGCCAAGCATTTAAAAGCTCAACAAAAAACTCTCGCAAAAAGGGATTGCGTGAGCGTGTCGTGAAGGCTTAAGATTCACGACAAAACTGATGGGATACACCAAGCTTTTTCAGAAGATATTGGCATCGTCGATCTGGAATGAGGACGATAAGACACGGTTGGTCTGGGTGACAATGTTGGCGTTGAGGAATGATCGGAACAAGGTTGAGGCGAGTGTTGGGGGATTGGCGCATCAAGCGAGGGTAAGCGTGGAAGATTGCCAGCGGGCATTGGTAAAATTGGAGAATGAAGATCCGGATGATTCGAGTGGGATATTGAACGGGCGGCGGGTGGAGAAAGTGCAAGGGGGATGGATCATCATCAATGCAGAGGCGTACAAGCATGCCCAGGACGAGGATGAGGTGAGAGCGTATCATGCGGCCTACATGCGGGAGTGGCGGAAGCGGAAGAAGGGCGGGAGCGTGAATGTTGGCGTGAATGGAAATGAAGAATCGTTAAGCGATGTGAGCGATGTTAAGACAGCAGAGCAGAGCAGAACAGAACAGAGCAAAGAAGAAAGACATCACGTGAAGAAAGGGGGTGCCGGGGGGAAGGAAGAAGACTTTCGCCTGAACGGTTCTGAGGAACCGAATTCAGGCCGCGCATCGCGTAAGCCTGTTGTGATGACGATGAAGGCAATTGAGGAGCTAAAGACCAACCCTGCCTATGAAGGGATTGATGTGAATAAAGAAGCCTGGAAGTTTAAACAATGGTGTGAAACGAATAAGAAGGTGGCCAGTGAACGCCGATTTGTTAACTGGTTAAATAAGATTGTATGAAAGATTATCTACCGGATGCAAAGTTTAACCCTAACGATGAACCGATAGGGGATAAGCGTTGGTGGTTTCATGAGATCTACCGCAGAAGCGGAATGGTATGGTTAGGGCCAGAACCGGATGAATACTCACCCCATACGCGGACAGAAGAGTTAGCGATAGAGTCAGCTTTACGCACTGGTGAGTTATGGCCGCGCAACGACGCGGAGCATCGCTACGTTGAGTTTATGGGAGCATTTAAACGGCAGGCGCCTGAGAAATGGGTGGTATGTCGGCGTTGTGGAGTGGAATGGAAAGCAAAAGGGTTTCCGGCAGGTCGGATGGTAGACATCGCCACAATACCGGGCCAGCAAGGGGGTTGGTTATTTCCGCAGATCTGTATTTGCTGTGATGATCTGATGCAAGCGGAAGCCCGACCTCAGCCTAAACCGAAAGAGGAAAAAGAGAAGGTGGTGAGACATCCTTTCAAAGACGCATGAAACTGACAGAACTATTAGCGGCCTTCGCTATTAACGCGGTGATTGGGATTTGCGGGATCGGGTTCGTGTTAATGTTAGCTTGGTTAGTGCAACTACTGTTTTGGTTATATCCATGGCGAGGATATGACTAGGCAAGAGTTAGATGCATTGTTGCGGGCGATGAACGCAGCCAAGGGCAAAGAATCACCGGTAGCAGTTGGCTTTGAGTATGCCAAAGTGTTAGTAACCTGTGCGATCTGTGGAGTAGCGACGGCGCGGCCGGTTAGAATTTGGAAGGATGGGAAAACGTTAGTGGATGTGTGTAAACCGTGCCAACGTAACCGGAGCAAATGAGCAATGAACCGAAATCAGTCCCGATTCTTAGGCGCAAATACCATTGCTCAGGCCGAGCCTGCCGGTGGTGCGGGACGCGGATGGCAGTGCTGCTCAAACGGGATCACCGGGAATGGATGTTTTGCTCTGACCCGTGCAAAGACGCCTGGGATAATGCTTGGCGGCATTTTCGGATCGTGAAAAAAAAGCGCTTGCCGGAAACAAAAAAAAGCCGTAAACGTTTTTCCCGTGAACACCCCACCGATGGACAAGGTTCAATTCGTCACCCAGATCCTTTGTAATTTTTCGGTAAACGGGTTACCGAATCTGTACCAGCAAAAAGAGTTCGAGACGCCGGATCTCAAGGCTAGAAATGCGCTCTTGGTCGACGCGGTGGAAGACCTTTACCAGCGCTATGTCGAGTGCTGCGGCAAAGACCGGAGCAACATCGTGCAGGCTGGGATCGGGGTGGTGCAGAACCCTCAACCGTTCGGAGGAATCCGATGACATTTCGCTACGAACTTTCGTTCGAGTTCCAGGCGGAAAATTTTATCCACGCCCAGCGAATCGTTGAGCAAACTGCATTGATTGCCAGCGATCTGGTACAGACCGATGCGAAGTTGTTTGCGACCGAGGAAGCCATGGTGAAACATTGGGAGCGAAACCCGGAGGTGCGCTGCGAATGAAACGGCGAAACTTTCTCGGGTTACTCGGGTTGGTAGCCGGCGCAGTCGGGCTCGGGATTAAGCCTTCCAAAACGCCTGATCCGGTTACGCGTGAAATCGTTGACCAGTACGCCGAATATCTCTCTGCTTTCGACGCAATCGAGGTGGGCGGAGTCCCGATCTATTGCGACCCGTATTGCCCGTCAAACAGCGTTTGCGTTCTGCCCGATAAGGTGGACCAGGCGCGCTGGTACGATGCGGACACGCCAGCCTGGGAAGAATGGTGCGAAAACCACACTAGCGGGGAACGCGCCATGGCACTGTGCTCGGTCGTTGCTTTTGTGAAAGAGTTTGGCGATCTGCCGAAATTCGGGATTGTTCACCCTTCGCATTGGGCCGCGATGCGTCAGGAAGAGTTAGCGAGCAGTAACGGCCAGCGGACAGTTCATTTCTGGGGCGAAAGTTTAGTAGTTAAACTTAACCGGTTAGCTCATGCCTGAGCTAGTGCCAACGGTCGCCGACGCTGAGACTAAATCCGACATTGTTGAGATTGGTTGGGAACTTTTCCCTGAACACATCCTTGAAGCCCTGGACCTGCTCATGGTTCACTTGTGCATTCACGAAAAGTTAGTTCGAAAACCCGTTTACGCTCGACCAAAACTTCATACGGGTAAGATACTTGACCCTGTACCGATGCGGCGGGCGATTCCTAATAAAGCCATATCGGCGGCGGCGCGTATTCTCTGGGTGGGTAGAAGTTATGCGCCCCAAGACGGCATGGCTTACTGGCATGTGGATAACTGGGGCACCTGGAAACAACGTCTGATCTTAGCCGGGATAGATCAAAAGACCTGCGAGGTAGATAATCATCGACGCTGGGCGTTCTGTTACATGCAACTAACCGAAGAAAGAAATCCGCACTTTAGTCAGACTCGCCAAGTGAAGTTAATCGATTCTAATTTACCTACGCCCGATCTGGTGCCGAAGGTTCATCAGAGAAAGGTGTTAACTAACAAAGCTAAGACGCGGATCAAGAAAAAGCTGAACGATAAAGCCAAGTGCGAGCAACAGGAACAGGAAGAACGCGGGTTTACTATGCATAATCTTGGTACCGTTAGCTCGGTTACTGATAGGTTTGGGCGCCGGATCGATTACTAATGAAATTCGACCGGGAACATTTCCTAACCTTTGCTAGTAAGTTAACTATTCCTTCGAAGGAAGGTCAGGAAGATGAGGACGGCGGACACACTCAGTTAGTACCGCTGATCCCAATAGCCACTCAGCGTTATTTTCTCGATAGGTTCGAGATCGGCTGGAAAAAAGGGATTCGGTTTTTCGTAGTCTTAAAGTGCCGGCAATCCGGTATGACCACCCTGGGCCTCGCCATGGATCTTTATTGGTCATTCATGGTGAAAGGATTGGTTCACAACTTTATCGGGGATACCGCCAAGGTCACGCATTACAACCGGAATTTGTGCCGGCGCTTTGTGCACAGCCTCCAGAAACATCCGGTGTGGCGTTACGAGATCGTGGACGACAACGAAGATCTGATGTCGTTCTCGAATGATTCGATTCTCAACTGGCACGTGGCTAACGTGCGCAGAGGTGGCGGGCTGGGCAGATCTATCGGTGCATCAGCCGCGCATGGGACCGAGGTCGGTGGCTGGGAAGATGAAGACGGCGCCGATTCATTGATGTCGTCCCTGGCCGAGACGAGCCCGAACCGGGTGTTCCTATGGGAAGGAACAGCCAGCGGGCCTGGGTTCTTCCAAGACATGTGCAAGGGCGCGGCTCGTGGGACCGAATCAACCGAGATGTTCATTTTCATCGGCTGGTGGCTGCATCCCTGGTACCGGATGTATCCAGATCGGTTCGAGCAACACCAGCAGATCTATCAGATTTACTGGGAATCTAATCCGGTCTTGAGCCGGGAAGAACTGTTCTGGGTAGATATGGTGAAGCGACGGTACGGATTCACGATTGAGCCTGAGCAGATGGCTTGGTGGCGCTGGCATCTGAAGCAGCGTAAACGCGGCAACCTGGACATGATGTATCAGGAATACCCACCTATCCCTGAGAAAGCGTGGCAATACGGCGCGAGAAGCTTCTTCGCGTCAAATCGGTTGATTGAACGCGAAACCATCATTGTCGAAACTCGAGATGACCACAAAGATTATTTTCGGTTCCAACTCAAGTTGGGAAGGGACACGACTCATTTCAATGACTCGGATTTAGTGCGGGTTGATCCGAAAGAAAATTTTTACGATATCGTGATGTGGGATCCGCCCCAGCCGCACCATGATCTTTACCGAACCGTGATCGGAGTGGACCCTATTCATGGTGCCGACGAACAATCCAATGAGGCGGCAGTGCAGGTATTCATTTGCTACACTGATTGTTATGTGCAGGCTGCAGAGTTTAGTTCGAGCGGTATCCCTGCTTTCCAGCTTGCTTGGGTGGTGCTGCACTTAGCAGCGATCTATGGCGGTAATCCGCTTCTGTGTACCGAGCTTCAAGGCGGTGGGTTCGAGCTTCAGAACGAGATTCGCCGGCTACAGAACGGATTAGCTTTCGGCTATAGCAAGGTTTTAGAAAAAGCCTTCAGCGGATTACAGCATTACCGGTGGACACCGCTCGACCGGCAGCATCCAGGGACCGGTCAATCGCTTCATTACAAAACAACCCAAGAATCCAAGGAAGTAATGCTGGAAGCGCTCAAGCATTATTTCGAGCGCAACATGTGTCTGGTGCGCAGCCCACGGTTACTGAAACAGATGGCGTCTTGCTCATGGACAAAGCAAGGTGATCTCGATGTGCCGCGTCCGAGCGATCTCGTGATGGCGGCAGGGTTCGCTACTATGGCGTATAAACAGTGTCTTGATACCGATATCGGAGGGACGAACCATACCCGAGCAGCCTGGGAAAAACATCTGCGAGAGTCACAAGGCCAGACCCGAGAAGAGTTCTTGTGTAACATGCTACAGAATTGGGCTGATACCCGTACTTTACAAGTCCATCAAGAAGAACTAGAAATGCAAGAACTCCGTGAAGCGCGCGAGGGGTTGGCCGATGATCGCGGTTGGACAAGGTTGAACCGATGAGTCTTTATAGCAGGCATAAAATCGAACGTGTGGAAAAGCCGTTCGCGCGCAAGGATTCGTTATACTGGTTGTTCGCGTTCGACCACGTTGACCTACGGGACAGTGAGCGTTGGTTCTGGTATAAGGGCGTACACAAACGGTTGCGCGAGGTTTATTGGATGCGTCGACGAAGAATCTGGCGAGATGTTGCCAAAGCAATGGTTGTTCAGATTTATAATTCTAGTCCATTAATTTTATCGCTTATAGACGATGCAAAAACAGACCAACATCAAACGGATGCGCAAGATGATTAAAGGCGGGAACGATCTGTACGATTTGCCGCTTGAAACCTTGCGTCCGCGCCAGGCGCGCAGACTCGCCAACCAGTTCGTGCGAGCGGGAGGAAAACTTAACCGTGCCGATCATTAAAGAATGGACCTGTAAAGCCTGCGGCAATGAATTCGAACGAATCCATCCCCTGTGTCCTCGTTGTGAAAGTTCTAACGTTGGACGAGCCTTCCGCACCCCACCCGGTATCAATGGAGGAATGCACAAGCCGCACTCCGCAAAGCTTACCGATGCGATTCTTCAAAACCAGTTCAACAAGCTCGGGATCTCTAACTTTCACACAATGGAGTTTGGGCGGGCGAACAAAGTTGAGTGGAGCCCGAAACATTTCCGAACTGGATACGAAGGCTCAACCAATCACGGAGTCGAGCAAGCCCCGCTCATGGCCGGATTCGGAATTAACAACTTGATTCAGTCGGGGTTTAATCCTGGTATGCTCAAGAAAGAAGGCGGAGCTTACGAGATTCCAAGCGATACGCACGGAGCGTATATCCCAGTCGGCACACCCATTGGCGGGCGCCCAGAAGCTTTATTAAAACGAACCTCAATTGTTGGGGGAGTTGATGTCGTTGGGAACCAAGTGGTGCGAGTGAAATAAACCTATGACCTGGGAATGGACCTATAGCGGAGTATTGCGAGAAGACGGTTGGGCCGGCAACTACGGTGGCGCCGGATCAGTCGCGAAGACCGGTAAAGCTGGTGGCGATAAAGCGGCGGCAGTAGCCGGGAAAGCCGCACCTGGTCGGATGATCGGCGGCAACGTCGAAGCCGAGACTGAGGCCGAAGCGCGTCAAAAGATTAAGGAGATTCACACTAAAAAACGGCTTCATTACAACCCCGATGGATCGGTTAAAGAAACCGAGATGATTGAGCCGGATATCGAGTTTACCGAGCTGACCAAGAAAACCGCCATTATTCATCTGTGAGGAAATTAGCTTTCTTGCTTTTTACTCTTGTCGCTCTTCTACCAGCGAGCGCGTCCCATATCTTTGTTTACGATTTCCCTGATACTGAAGCAATACCTGATTTCTCTGTATGGACTGACGACTACGTTGATGGGGTATCGATTAGGATAAGGTGGAAAGATTTTGAGCCGACAAGCGGCGTCTACGTGACCGGCTTCCTTACCGGCATTCTTTCTGATGCGAAAGCGAACTCTAAGAAAGTGCTTTTGCGAATCTTAGTTCAGGGGAGTAATGCTCCGGCTTGGGTTAAGTCTGGTGCCGTTTTATTCAGTGCCTCGGATGCTGAGACGATCTGGGTGTATTGGGACAGTAGCGCTTTAAGCGCACTGGCGGGCGTGTTTCAGGAAATTGCAAAAATTGCGGCCTCTTATCCTGGGGTAATCAACTTGGTTAGCTGTGGGTGCGATAGCCAGGGGGCGGGGGATTGGGCCTGTCCACATACCTTACTTGACAGAAAGGAGTGGGGTAAGCTCGGCTACACTTCGGCTAAGAATATTAGTGGGTGCGAGAGTTATCTAACCTCGGCTTTTAGTAATCTGCCCGCCGCGGCGTCCGTTTATATGGCGGCAGGAAGGAACGGTAAACTCGATCCCGATCCTAACTACGTGGCTTCTAGCGTAGCTAGTTACGAGCTTAGCAAAAACCAGGGCACTTTTTTCCTGGGAAAAAATAGTTGGTCAGCAGTGACGCCTGATCCTAGCAAGGCTGCCGGTACTAGCTGGGAAATCATGACTGATTTTCCTAAGGCAACCCTTGGCGCACAGGCCCTTTGGTGGGTATGGGGTGATGCTAAGTACAAGGATAACGGGGGGAAAGCCGATAGTGCTTTAAATATCATGACTAAGATGATGGCTAAGGCGCATACCTGGGCTTTAAGCGAGATCGAGGTTTACGAAATAGACGTGCGTAAGCTCGGTGCCACGATTCAGGCCAACAATTAAAATGCGATTTCGCCACAATAGATATCGTAAAGACGACATCATGGAAGCCGCGTTCATGACCGAAGCTTCCAAGGCGAAACGTGTTCCTTATTATCACCGGTGCCGTGACTTGTTCCTTTACGGAGGAGATCCCTTGCAGGTTAACCGGGCGAACAAGATCAAGCCCACGATTCTTACCCAGGGAGCATTTCTTTACGCGCCGCAATCGATCAATTTCTGGCTGGATATCCCGCCGCAGGAAGAAGACCCCGAGGCGTATTCGCGACTCGATCCTACCGCTGATAACCTGTTACTCAACTGGCACGATTCCAAGTGTGGTAAGAAATTTCGTTGGTGCGTAAACTGGTCTTTGGTGTACGGCGCGACTATTTTATCTATCCTCCCCCGTCTTCGTACCGATGGATCCGTTGAGATCCGAAGTGATTTTATCAACCCAGCCGATTTCGGGGTGTGGGACGATATGCAGCCTGACATGGGCGAGCAAGAAGCGGTCTCGCTGACCAACTACATCACTTACGCTCAGGTCAAGCGGATGCTAGAGTATCATCCGAATCCAGGCCATATCCTAAACTCGCTCATGACCGGGCAACGGTTGCCGGCTGGGTATGAGGGGATGATCCAGACTCCACCCAATGCCTCGATCTACAACATCGATCCCAGCTTTTGGAAATGGTACTGGCAAGCGTTTGATTATACCCCGGTCCAACGTCAGCCGACATTCGAGATCAAGGACGTTTACGCCTGGGACGATGACCTCGAAGATTACATGCTGTTTACGCTCACTGGCGACACCGTAATCTTTGATCGGCCGATGAGTTATGCCTGTTGCCCTGGATTGCTGCCGTTTGTCAAAGTGTGTGCGGATGAACACCCGGAATGGTTCTGGGGCATGTCACTTGCCGAAGACTTAGCCAAACTGCAAATGTGGTATCAAGATCGGATGGATGACCTCGACATGCTGGCCGGTAAGGTCGCTGATCCTCCGGTTGCAGCGGTCGGGGTCGGCCAAGCATTTGATGAGAAGATCGCTCAGTACAAACGCAAGAGTGGCAAACTGACTTTGCCACCCGGGTCTGATTTCAAATCTTTCCAGCCTGATATGCCGCAGAGCCTATTTGAGTTCGTTGGCGGGATCAGCGAGATGATGGACGAACAAGCTGGTCACAAGCCGCCAATGCTGGGCAAGATGGGCGCTGGCGGGCGTGGCGGCGAAGCGATGCAAGCGGTCTTGAAAGTTGCCGGAAGCCAGATGTTAGCCAAAGCTTACGAGATCGAGCTTAACGCCCAAGACGCCGGTCAACTCCTTATGGCTTACGGGCGCCGGTACGATGATTCTTTTCTGATCGATAACAAGGGAAATAAATATCTGCTGGCTGATATGCCTTCCGATATCAAGGTCAGAGTCGATGGCCATTCCTCTAGCCCGGTCTTTGCGCAGAACGCGGCTGAGGTCGCTTATATGTTGCACCGGGCCGGAGCGATCCAAGATTCGATGCTGTTGCGGCTAACCAATATCCCGCAACTGAGCCGTGCGCTGTACGAATTGCGCGGGATCGAGTTCCAGAAAAACATTTCGAAGTTCATGGTTCAAGAACTTCAAAACCAAAAGCGGAGCGGTCAATTCGAAGGAGCGAAAAAATAAAACACCTATGGGATTAATCCAAGAAATTGAAGGGATCTTTGGCTTTGGGAAGAAAGCCAATCAACAACCTCAAGATGTAGCGGCGGCTAAAGCTGCTGCCGCTAAACTCGACTCATGGCTGCAAGAAGGGGAAGGCATTGTTTCAATGCTCGCTCCTTTTGCTGCTACTAATCCTGTGGTCGCGGCTTTTGTAGGTATTGTGCAGGCTGGACTTACTGATGGTGATGCTGCAGTGAAACTGCTCGAAAGCTGGATTCCGGCGCCGACTGCACCCGCTACTCCCGCGCCAGCACCTCCGGCTAGTCCTCCAAAGACGTCATAACCATTTTTCATAGACTGGGGAGTCACAATGAGATGCCGCCGACTACGATGAAGGGTAGTTCGGCGGCATTCTCTTTTTCCTTATGAATTTCATCGTCAATGTAATTATCCAGCATGTGATCGGCGCTTTCGAGCAGGGCTGGAAGACAACCGTTTGCGGTTGCATTGTTGCGGTTCTCGGGGTCGCCCCAAAGCTGATCCCTCTTTTCGAAGGCAAGGGAATCGATCAGGTTGATTGGTCTAGTGTCGGTAGTCTGATAGCTGGAGCCATTGGCCTTGTGCTGGCTAAGGATATCACGATCACTAAGATCATCGCCGGAGCGCCCAAAGCTAAACCAGTCGAGCAGCCTAAATGAGTGATTACGATTGGATCTTTGGGTCGTTTCTTTTGCTCACTTCTGTCTTTGGGGGCTGTGTCGGCTTTGTTATTGGCTGGTTGTGCCACTGTGAATGGGACCGTCGAGCAGGCTGGAGGAGCTATTCGAAACCAAGGCATCACTGTCAAGTTAGTGATTATCAACATTCCTATCGGTCCACCCTGCCCCGATACCGGCGAACAGTTTGCAGATCCGGAAGACGACTCGATGGGCCATTCCAATAGACGAGGACCACCTCCATGAAAAGGATGTTATTGCTTTTCAGTTTGTGCGCAGCGGCTTGCGCGGCAACGTCGACGCCTGTCCCTCGCGAGCGAGTAGTAATCACCGGCTTAAACCTGACAATCGTTACTGACACATCCACCCAGATCGTGGTCAAGGGGCAAAACATCAAGATCGCATTTGTTACCCCATGAAAGGAGACTAGAGACATCAAATGATTTTTGATCCAGCACTAGGCGTCAACTGCGTGATGACCATTTTCGGGCTGAACTACAACGCCAGTCGCGATGCTGGCGATAACGGGATTGGCGCTTTTGAAAACCAGCAGACCGGGCAACTATACCGGACAGCCAATAAGACTTTGGTTGCGGTATCTATCCCGATTCCGTTCTACGAAGAGACACCGGATCTTTCGCGGGCAGACATCGAGTCCGGTCGAGCAACGTGCGTCATTCAGGATCAGCGCGGCAATGTTTTTGGAGATCTATTGATTGCTGATCTTGGACCGGGAAAAGACGGCAAATTAATTCGCGCAGAGGATGGGCCGCACCTACTTGATCGGACTTGGAAGCTTTGCTGGATGATGGCGCAAAAGGGCAACCCGATGGATAACGTTAAAGCGACTTTCTGGCTTGTGAAGGACGGTCAAGCTTACACAATCCATGGACAGGATACCCCCTACATCACAGTATGAACCAACATCTTTGGTGGAGTGATTACGCTGCTTATACTTGGGAGCGAATCGGCGACAAAGTGCAAATCACTCTCGTTGCCGATTGGTGGTACAAAGGGTTAGCTGAACACTTAAAGCAAGTGATTCCTACTAAAGAAGACGAGGGCCAAGCAAATGAAAAGTCTAGAAGCAAAAGAAAAACCGATCATTGAAGCCATTCTGAAAGAAACCCATAACCTACTCACTAGTTATTGGGGTGATATCGTGCGGGTGCGCGATTCGAAGGATAACGTGGTTGCAATCTCGATGACCTACAAGGTCGATAGCAGCGGCGAAAACCCGGTAGTCAAGGTTAAGATGGGGTTCAGCCGGCGTTACCACGATGTGAGCGAGGCCACGGTTGATATTGGCCAACAAGAGTTTGAGTTTCTGAAATCTCTCTAAAAGCGAAAATTCTTCGCTTTTGCTCGATTCTCCTGAGTCGCATTTTTTACTTTTTCCTCTTTTCCGAGCGTGCCACTGTGGCGTTCAGAAAGGAGGAAACCTAATGCTGCGAATTCTTGAGGAACTTCAGTTCCGTGGTCGGCGCGGGCGCCATGGTCGCAAACACCGATAAACTGATCCTCGGATAAGTAGCAATATGGTGCCTGCCGATTTAACATCGTCTGCACCTTCTGCTGCTCCCCCTGGTGGGTCAGGGCCACTAGGCGCGGTTACGGCTCCGAGCCAGAACAATGCGGGCGGTGGTGCTCCCACCGCTACGCCTCCCATGGGTGCTCCAGTCGCCCAGAATGTGCCTGCTCGTGGCGCAAACGCAGCTCGCCAATTAACAGGTGGATTGGTTCTGAGAGGGTTAATGAAGATGCTCTCAAGCGACCTCAACCCGCAAGATGACGAGTACAAATCGATCACGCGAGCAATTGATTTACTCGCTAAACATTACGTACCGGCACCAGCGGGGGCACCGACTCAACAACCAAGGATGGCGGCGCCAGGTGGTGCGCTACCTATGGGCGGGCCAGGCGGGCCAATGCCGCAGATGTCAGGCGGGCCGCAAGCAGGGATGACGCCTCCAGGTCCACCTCCAATGCCACAAGGATAATCATGAGCGCTAAGAAACCTTTAATGTCGGATGAAAAACGTCGGTCGCTTCTTTGTGATCGATTTGGTGTAGCTATCCGTGGAATCAAAATCCACTGGAATTCGATCCTAGATCAGCGCCCGTTTGCGGACGGGCTCGAAGCTCATCAACCAAACCGCTGCTTAAAAGCGGGAACCGGAAAGAAAAATTAACCATGGCCATTTCACCTCCCTCTCGCGGGAAGCCCCCGCACCCAGCGGATCTCGAACAACTAAAGCCAGGGCCGCTTGTCGAGGCGCCTAAGGTGCCGGATATGGGAAAACCGTCCTTAGAGAAGTTTAGACCCGGTAAGTTCGGCGGGAAAATTCTCAAGGTTGGAAAGAAGTAAACTATGCCGGATCCGATTATGCCCGATACCGTGCCTGTGCCATTGATGCACGCGCGGGCGTTGAACCTTATCAACTCTGATCCGGAAGCGTCGCGGATTCTCCAGGCGCAGGTTGATCGTCTAGACCCAGACGGAAAGGTTGTACCAAAAAATCAGCTCGGCAATCTCATGCTCGACCGGGCGATTGAAACGGCGATGAAGCCGTTGCGCGAGCAAAACGTTGAACTCCAGAAGAAACTCGAAAAGAAAGAGTTAGCCGATTATCACGAGTCGCAACGTCAGATCATGCGGCGTGAGTATCACCTCACAGAAAAGCAGATTAACGAGCTAGCCGAATGGATGGAGAAAGATGGCGACGGCAATATGTACAAGTCGTACGAAGCAGCCTA